ACTGTGGTTCGATATGGACGGTGATGGAATGTTAGACCCTAATGAAGTCTTTAATATCTATAAAGAAAAATATGGTCAACCAAAACTTCATAAAAGAAGACCTATGGACGGTGAAGTAGCAGAAGAAGAGGCTGAAACTACAGAAACTGCAAGAAGCAATGCTTCTTTAAGAAAATTCCCAGATGCTAAAATAGCATCGGAACCAACTAAAAGGTATGCGTCTGATAGAATGAGACCAGCAGAGAGAGTTAACGAATCTGAAAAAGAGTTACAACAACTTAGAGAGAAGAATGAAGAGTACCGTAAGGCACTTAACATCTTCAAAGAGAAGTTGAACGAAGTTGCAGTATTCAACTCTAACTTGGCTTACGCTACACGTCTTTTCACAGAAAATACAACTACGAAGCAAGAGAAAATCAACATCCTTAGAAGATTCGATTCAGTAGAAACATTGAAAGAATCAAAAAGCTTGTATAAGACTTTGAAAGAAGAATTCGAAAGCAAGGAAGCTAATACAATTTCAGAATCAGTTTCTGAAAAAGTATCTAAGACTCCTGTTAAAGGTTCATCTGCAAATCTTATCGAGAACAAAACGTATGAAAATCCTCAGTTCATGAGAATGAAGGATTTGATGACGAAAATAATTAAATAAACATATTCCTTAAATAGTATTAAAAATGGGAGCATTATTAGAATCAGGTCTTGTTGGTAACATCGGTCTTAAGCACTTGAAAGTTATCAAAGAAGACACAATCAACAAATGGGACAAATTAGGTTTCTTGGACGGATTGAAAGGTCACTTAAAAGAAAACGTGGCACAATTGTACGAAAACCAAGCGTCTCACTTAATCAACGAAGCAGCAAACGCTTCTGACTCAGGTTCATTTGAAACTGTAGTCTTTCCTATCGTTAGAAGAGTATTCTCTAAATTATTAGCTAACGATATCGTATCAGTACAAGCTATGAACTTACCAATCGGTAAATTGTTCTACTTCGTACCTAAAATTCAGAGCAGAAACGCTGATGGTACTCACGTAGCACCATTCGGAGCACCTAACGGTCCTTCAACAACGGACTCTAACTACGGAGCAAACGATAAAAACTTGTATGACCGTTTCTATGAAGGGTCAACTCCAAATTCTGACCCAGCTGGTCTTTTCGATTACTCGAAAGGTGCTTACAGTGCACAAACTGTAACGGCAACAACTGTAGGTTGGACTGCTGGTACATTGACTGCGGCTGCTGGTACTGGTTTATACACTGGTAACACAAGAGAAGTATTAATTGCTTTGTCAGGTTTCGCTAGTGCAGGTGCTGGTAAATTAATCGGTCCTGATGGTCAAGAAATGGATACTGAAGATTTCTTAGCTTCTTTAGAAATTAAATTGGACGCGAATAGTGGTGATGCAGTTGCAGGAACTTACTACAACTTCAACGTTGTAACTCAGAAGTATGGTAAAGGTATTGTTCAGTATGGTTCTGAGCAAGCTACTACTTTCTACAGTGGTTCTTATCCAGGTCCAGGTGGTGCATATGATAACGTATGTGACGCAGCAGGTATTATCTATTTATCAATTGATACGGCAACACCAGTTGCTATCGGTTCAACGAATTCAACTGATGGTTACACTGGTACAACATTTGCAACAGGGTCTAACCCAACTTTCGTAGCTGAATACAGAGTATACGAAACATTAGAATTCGAAGATAAAATCGGTGAGGTTTCTTTCGATTTGGAAGCAGTTACTGTTTCTGTAACAGAAAGAAAACTAAGAGCACAATGGTCTCCAGAATTAGCACAAGACGTTTCTGCATTCCACAACATTGACGCTGAAGCTGAATTGACAGCTTTATTGTCTGAGCAAGTGGCAGCAGAGATTGACCGTGAAATCTTAAGAGACTTGAGAAAAGGTGCTGCATGGTCATTGAGATGGGATTACAACGGTTGGAAGAGAGTGAACAATGGTTCAGTAAACTACAACCAAAAAGATTGGAACCAAACATTGATTACTGCGATTAACCAAATCTCAGCTCAAATTCACAAATCAACATTAAGAGGTGGTGCTAACTGGATTGTAGTTTCTTCTGAAATTTCTGCAATCTTCGACGACTTAGAATACTTCCACGTATCTAACGCGGCACCAGACCAAGACCAATACAACATGGGTATTGAGAGAGTAGGTACGTTATCAGGTAGATATCAAGTTTACCGTGACCCTTACTTCCCACCAAACACAGTATTGTTAGGTCACAAAGGTTCATCTTTATTGGATACAGGTTACGTTTACGCACCATATGTACCACTACAGTTGACTCCTACAATGTATAACCCATTCAACTTTACACCAATCAAAGGTATCATGACGAGATACGCTAAGAAGATGGTGAACAACCGTTTCTACGGTAAAATTACAGTTGATGGTGTTAGAACTTTCGACTTAAGAGAATTGAGATAATCAATATCTTATTAGATACAAGAAGGGGACCATTCGGTCCCCTTTTTTTATTTTCTATACTGTCTTTTACAATGTGGAGAATCTTCTCCGTAATAAAGACATCTTAATATTTCATTTTCAACTCGTAGTGGTTGAAATTGGTCTGAAGTATTAGGTTTATGACCGTCCCAAATGGCACGAGCCATAATCATTTCATTTTTTACAATTTTGTTTGAAATTTCGTTTTTAGTCATAAAATTAATTTTTAGGCAAAATTTTTTAGCATAAAAATGGGGAGTAAAACTCCCCACTTCCAACTAAACTAAAAATTATTCCTCCACTTTTACTTCAGGTTGTCCTGAGACTTCCTGAGGCTGACCCGAAGGATTAGTCAATACTCTGATAGCTTTTGAGATGGTTTCAGTTTCTTCCATTCCGTAAGCTCCTCTTGATTGTGCCGCTCGTGTTGCTTGAACTAAGATGTATAAACCTTGGTCAGGTGTCATATTGGTAATGAAGTTATTCAAGTCATCCATGTTGTTGTAATTGATGGTGTTGAATAGTTGACCAATGGGTTGAGGACCTTCTTGTTCCGAAGTTTCTTGTGTTGTTTCCTCTGATACTTGTTCTACCATTTCTTCAGTAGTTTCAGTTTTTTTACTTTCTGCCATTTTGTGAAATATTGTTTTGTTTATCTTTTTCTGAGTATTTATTAAGTGTATAACATTAATATACGATTGTCAAGTTATGAGTAAATATATTCTAAGTGAAGATTTAGCGGTTTGGTTTGGTAAAAAGAAGAAAAAGAAAGGTTCTTCTCAGCCTAAGGGTCCGTGGGTAAACATTTGTAAAAAGAAAAAGGGTGGAGGTCACCCTCCATGTGGTCGTAAGGATGCGGATGAAGGCGGTTATCCTGTATGTAGAGGTGCTGGTGTTGCCGGTAAAATGTCCCAATCTGAAAAAGACTCTGCTTGTAGAAGAAAGAGAGAAAAGGAAAAGAAAGACCCTCAAACGGGTAAAGGTCAAAAGCCGACACGTATCAAAGTTAAGAACTACAAAAAAGAATCTATTGATACGAATATGATTCAGAATATTCTACAAGAGTATATCCAAGTAAAACAGACGATATCTGAAAACTTGCAATACCATATTGATAATAACATTAGTTTGACTGAAAATGCGTTTAGACACGGTAGTCCAAAGTATTTTGAGGTAATCAATGAAGCTCGTGAACTTTATAGTAAAGGGTTTGGTGAGTGGTCTGAGGAAGATATTCAATTATTAGAATCGGATAGAGGTAAGTTCTTTATCTACGAAGGTGAAAGATTACCATTAGATTTCCCTATGGTGAATGAGGCAGAGTATAAGGGTAAAAAGGTTGAATTAGGTAAACCAAAATCAGGTGGTTCTAAGAAATGGTATGTTTATGTCCGTAACCCAAAGACGGGTAAAATTAAGAAGGTTAGTTACGGTTCCCCTGTTATGACTGCTAAGTGGAATGACCCTGAGGCTCGTAAATCATTCGCTGCGAGACATCAGTGTGAGAAGAAGAAAGATAAGACTAAAGCTGGGTATTGGGCGTGTAGAGCACATAAAGACTTTGGTAAGAATGTACCAGGAAGATTTTGGTAATGGTATATAGTCAAGAAAATATCAGTAAGTATAAGTTCAAAAGAGTATTCACTGAAAATGTGGACACTGAGGAATTGGTATGGCATAGAGACAGATGTGACCGTGAGGTTTTTGTTGAGGAGAGTAATGGTTGGATGTTACAGATGGACGAGGAACTACCTCAGGTCTTGCAGGAGGGACAAACATACTTCATACCTAAGATGGTATATCATAGGGTAATTAAAGGTACTGGTGACCTTAAAATAACTATTGATGAGGGATTTGATAAGTTCAGAGTTCCAAAAGTAGTTAGAGAATCTGTTAAGAAGAACTTATATAGGATTAAAAAGTCAGGTGTTGACATGAAAATAGCCAATACACTTTTGGAAAGTCAGTATGTTTCAAGAGAGGTATTAGAGAAAATAAAATCTTTTTGTGATAAGTCTTATATTACAGAAAACAGAAACCCCCAAAATGATAAGGACAATATGACTTATCTATCTTATGGGGGTCTGAAAGGTTACGAGTGGGTTATCAACTCGTTAGTTCGTTAATTAATAGAAGGTGTAGTGATTAACGGTTTCGGTGTAATCATATAGTCTGAACTATATGCTTCAGGCATAGTTTCGTAGATATAATCTTGAGCTCTTTCTACGGAACTTGCACTTACTTCCATGATTACTTTATCATCCTTCTTATGCTTCAACTGATAGGTTGTAGAGATATACGACATGACACAAATTTTTTACAAACACAAAGATAAGAATTATTTCTTACCTGAACAATACTTTCCTGAACATCTTTTTTCCCCGTCTAATCCAGGCATCTTGCCCTTACAGACTTGGACCGCATAACCATTGGCATATGCGGATGGGTAAACATCATATTTCGCTTTTGCAGCGTTTTTACCACGAGAACATAACGTCGTATCTTTCTTTTTCTTTTTCTTCTTAGACTTTTTCTTTTCGTCAATAACTCTTCTGACAATTTCCTCTAACTGTGCCTCTGTAATTTTTACTTTTCTCATTTCTTGTTAACGATTTGGAATTGTAGTTCTCTTTTATAAGTATTCACTTCGCGGTCGGTGTTCACCTTAATATCTATAAAATATTCATTTGGTATCTTGTCTGTCGTATCAAATACGAAGTAGTATCCATCTGCGGTTCTGTTGATTTGTGTCCAATCTTGAACCTGAACCTCTGTACTACCTTCTTTCACGTAAACTCTGTAGTAACAATCTACATGTTTAAGTACTTCTTTGGCTGTGTAAGCCTTTTTAAGGGTTACATTGACTTTTCTAATGTCAGTATTGAGGATTTTCTCATTTTGTAGGATACCGTTGAAGTCAAAACCATATAAAGATGGTTCCTCTGTTCTCGTTCCTAATGTGAAGTAATCCCCACTTTTAAGAAGTACAAATTCGTTTTCAATAGCAGATATTGAATCACCGTTGTAAGATAACTCTCTCCAATTATCGTAGAACATACAAGGTACTGAAGTCACACCTGTAATTGGTGGTACAGTAATTTCGTAAACCCCTTTAGTTCTACTACACCCTGTCAGTGTGTAAATAATACTATCATTGTCATCGATGATATCGACAACAGGGTCATTGTCTAAGTTAATTGGGTTACCGTTAACGTATGCATATAAGTAAAGTTTATTCGATTTTCCTTGATAGAAAGTGTATCTATCATCTTGAATCAAGTCATCGTAATTTGTTTCCAAATAAGGCTCGTAGAATGTTTGTGTGTGACGAGAGAAGAACCCGACAGAATAATTCTCTGTCATACCTGTGATGTTCTCAACTTCAGGTACAAATGCAACACCCCAACCAGTCACACCTGTAGTAGCACCTGTAAGGATATTATTGATTTCGTTAGTCATATCGAATTCTATATCTTCATTACCAAACTCAAAGTGTTGTGTGTCTACAATAGTAAGACCTGAATAATTTAATCCGTTGATTGAATTACCATTTTCATTGTCGTAGATACCGGCAAGAGACCAATTGTTAATCGTACTTCTTTGGTACCAGTTTACTGGTCTATCTGAGAAAGACTTATTACCTTCGAATGCGTCTTTAACATTGTAATAATCTTCACCTACACCTTCATCCCATGTTTGTGGATTACCTGTAGTACCTGAAACTTTAGGGATACGGAACAATACTAAATCAAATGATGTTGCTCTTCTTCTACCGTTTGACCAAGTAGAATTCAATAAATCCTTATCAAACGATGAGGTGTTCGTCATACGAAGTGTGTGTGTCATATCTGCGGTACAACCTGTAGATATTTCACCATTGGCTAATTTGTTTTGAAGTTCAGTTAAGTCGATGTCAAAAATAAAACGAGAATATCCTTTCGGTGAGTTTAGATTATCTACTCTACCAAAGAAAAGTTCAACAACAGGGTTTCTACCTGTGTTTGTATAAGAGTTGAAGATTAACGTATCGTTACGTTTGAAATATGACTTATAAATTGACATTATTCGTTTTTACTATAAATACTTAGTTTATACGAATATTTTTATTTAATATCTTAGAACTTGCTTCGAGTAATTCTTTTAATACATCTGAAATACTTGTTCCATCTGAACTAACAGAAACAGGAGGCATACCTGGATATGGGTGAACGTGAGTTGCCAAGTACCTGACTATCAATTCAATTAAGGTTAATAGTTCCTCACCTCTAACCATAGAAGATGTCTTAGGTTGAATTTCGTCAACCACAATATTCTGATTGATACCGTAGATAGTATCATTAAGGTTAATCTTTGCCTTAGCAGGATTATTAGCGTCATGAGAAAGAAGATATAATTGGTTAGCTCCCATAATACCAACAGTGTTTTCTTGGTTAAGGATTCTTTTTGGTCTATAAACTTCTTTGTCTATTTTAGACGGGACATTTGGTTTACCTGTTTTATCGTATACCAACCCGAAACCACGTAAGTTTGTTGTAAATTCTGTAGGTTTAACTCTACTAAAGAGATACGTTAGATTCATAAATGAAATAGGGTCTTTATTATCTCTATTTCTTTTACTGGCTCTGTAATAAAAAGGGAACTGATTGTTTACCCTCGTACCATTTTCCATTTTACCACCAATCACACTTACAATAAAATTATTTATTTTTTTTGCTACTTCCCCTAATGGTAATGCACTGAACTGTTCGATGTATTGAATTCTTTTGAATTGCTCTAAATCAGTGTTATTTACAATTACATTTGTCATTGTGGTTCCTGAAACATCATCAGGTACTAAATTATAAAGTATGATTTGTCCCGTAAATGCACTAAATTGATTTTCAGGGTTGAAAATTTCATACTCAATTAATTTCTTAGTCTGTAGGTTTTGTTTACCTATTTTGTACTTAGTGCTTGGGGATGCGTATTGCTCTAAAGTTTCATAATTACTAAGTTGTAAAAACGCCCTATTTGTTTTGGCAAAAGGAATTTGTGTTCGATTGAAATTACCGTGTTTACCCGCCCTTAATAATAATTCACCATCCTTGATGATGATATCCGCATTATTTCTACCCATAATTGCGATATCTTCAGGTTCAGGATATACACCATAAGTCTTTGGATTGTTTACTTCACCTTCTCTGTTTTTAATCGGTTGAAACCTTTTGTTTCTAATACCTGAACTCAGGAATGAACGTGCAGAATCGGCGTCTTCGTCTTTAATAGTGGTCGGTGACGAAAATGGACCCTGAACATAATACTGACCCTTATTTGTTTTGTTATTAGGGTTTGTATAAATTACATGAACATATTCTTTTACCTTAGGTACTTGATAAACAAAGTACGGTAATAGAGGTAAAAACACAAATGGGTCCTTCTCAGTCCATAAATCCGTTTTCTCATTCCAATTTGGGATAGAACCCAAACGGTCAGAGATGTTTTGGTCTTCAGGGTATACCCTTACACGACCGAGCATAAATGGGTCTTGAGTGTCGACAACAACACCTTGAAAAATTATCTGTCTATAATTTAACGGGGGTCTACTATCAGGGTTATCATTTATCATTTGTTACCTCTTGTTTTGTATTCTTTAAGTATATCGTTATAGATTTTCTCAGTACCATCGAGGTGATGGGTAAGTTTAACAATTAAAGTTTTGGTATCTTCAAAATCTTTTGATAGTTCTGATAAGGCTAATTTCAAATCGTTATTGCTACGATTTTTGTAATCAGAAATAATATTTTTTAATTTATTTTCATCCATATTAGTATGATTTACCGTATACTTTAACTGGTGCCGTGGTACCTCCAGCCACAGATAGTGGGTCAATGGTTACCTCAGTTTTTCCATTTTCGTGCATCTCTTTGAATTGTCCTTTTATTTGTGACAGAGTTGACTGTAACATAAGATTAGGTGAACCATCAGG